CCTATAACTGATAACTTTATTATATTTATCTAACCATGGTTAGCGAACACGCATTAGGAAACCCGGGATAAACCCGGGTTTCAAAAGCGAATCAATTCCTTTATTATAGGAAAGCTAGATTCTGTACAGAAATACCTGAGACATAGTCACCTGCGTTACCGAAGGAGTTCGCTGTGTTAGTTAGCTCCTTGTAACCATATCGTGTCAGGAATGATACGACTGGTTCGAATGTCGCTGGGTCCATTACTACACCACTGCTCATCAATGGTATGTATGGGCAGTAGAATGCAGCTGCGTCTGTTTCTGTTGAGCCTTTGTAGCCCAGTAGAATGTCGGCGCCTGTGCCTGCATCACTGTAGTATGTATCAACGTATACACGCATTGTACCGTTCAATGTACCTACAAACTTAACGTTTGTTGGTGCTTCGAATGTACCTTCTGTTGTACGTGCAAATGCTGAAGTTGTAGCACTTTGTAGTGCTGTCAACACAGCTGGTGAAACAACTGCCCAGTTAGCCGCGCCACGTCGTGTGCGAGCTGCTACTAGGTTTGCTTGTTGATTCATTTGAATTGCTAGTACTGCGTGTCGATCACCAACAAAGTGTGGTGTTCCTGTAAAGGAACCACTTTGATTGTAAACCGCGTCTTGACCAGCTAACGAACGTAGCGAACCAAGAATCTCTTGATCGATTTCTGTTGTAATTTCTTGTGCTAAAGCAGCTAAAATCTCTGCTTCTACATCAAGTCCGTGCATTGCCTGTGCGTCTTGTGCCGCCTCAAAAGTCCAACGTGCGCTGAGCCTTCGTGACTTGGCTTCTACTACTTCCTTGATGATCTGGATGCTTAAACGATTGCCTGCAACTGCTTCCATAGCGGCTGTATAGCTTGCTTTATCGTCTGCGGCATTACCAGAATAACCAGCTGCAATTTTGAAGGGACTAAGAGCCTCTTCGCCTGCACTGGTGTCTACGCCACTTGCGCTATTAAAAGCGTCTGCGTAACGTACACGTAATGTGTGAATTTGACCAACTGGACCAGTCATTGGTTGTACACCAATTAACTCGTTTGCAATAACAGTTGGCATTACACGTCTGATTACTGGAAGAATTACCTTGTTAAGAGCAGCTACATTGCCGGCTTGTGTAGTCCCTGCAATCGCGGCTTCTGAAAGGTAACCCTTGGTGTTCTCTAAGATTACGTCCATGGTCTGCTTACGCTGACCATCTAGACCTTCCATTAGAGCTTCCTTAGTGGCATCCCAGTTTTTTTGTTCCATTAGGTTTTCAGCCATTATTATAACTCCTTATTTAATACCTGCTAATTTTTTCAGATGCACAATGTTACCATGTGTATCTGGTGTTACTTTTGTTTCTTCTCTAGGTGTTACCTTATCACCGGTTCTTTCAGTGAGTGTAACATTAGAAGTTTCTTTTCTACTGCCGGACTCATTAAGTACGGCTGGTAGATATTTTTGAAAACTACCTTTAAGGTTCTTAGTTTGAACACTTTCAAGTAATTCTTCCATAATACCTCGCTTACTCTTAGCCAAAGGTGTAAGCAGTTCAACCATAATTTTATCACGGTTGATCTTGTGGTTAAGTTTCTTAACTTCAACGTCTGCTGTGTCTTTGGATTCTGTAAGAGATGTAATATTCTTTTGTTGTTTCTCAATTTTCTTATTGAGTGTACGAATTTCTGTGCCTTCTGCGAGATATGAAGTCATATACTCTGTAGCAAAAGATTCGAAAATCTGTCGACCAAAGTTATTTTCGCGAGCAGCTTTGATATCTTCTTTAAGTTGTGACATTTCGCCACGTAGTGCGTTCTCAACAACCTTTTCGATTGTTGTAGCGGCACGCTTAATGAATTTTTGCTTTGCTTCATCTAACTTTTGACGGCCTTCAGCAATTAACTTAACTTTTGCTTCAGCGAGAGACTTTTTATCATCGTTGAATTCAGCAATTTCGTTAGAAAGTTGCTTTAGCACGAAACCTTCGAGCTTATTGAAATTATCAAATTGCTTTGTTCGATCTTCGCGGAGTTCCATGATTTCATTTTTTAATGCTTCCATTACAAAACTATTAAGGGCACCACTGTGACTTTGCATATGCTGTTTATAAGCTACGCGAGCCTCAATTAAACCCTTACGATCATCTGCGAACTCGTTAATTTCCGTTTGAATGGCATCAGTAAGCATATTGTCCATTGCTTCGACAAGTTGATTCCTGTCGTTTTCATAGCGGTCTGCAAATTCTTCCCTTAGCTCAGTTGCTAATGCATCACGTGCTTCGGTTAGGTTTGCATCCCATGCTTTCTGAATATTGGCCTTCGTATCCTCATCAAGAAGATCGCTTTCGAGTAATTCCTTAAGTGCTTCGGCCATATTGTTCTCCCTGTTACTTCTTGTTCAATTCCTCAATAAACTTCATAATACCTTCTTTAAGGTATTTCTGAGCTTTTTTATCATTAATCATTGCGTCTGCTAAATTATACATATGATAACCGCCCCGCATATTCTCTAGCCTTTCTCTTATAGCTTTTGGATATGCTCCAGGCGCACTAGGTTGAGCAACAATGTCTACTGTAACGATATCAAAATCAGATACTTCTCCGCTTTCATTAACGTTACCGCTACCTCTACTCGATACACCTAACTTTGCGCCACTCTCAAGTAATGTAGATACAATGTTTCCCATTGGTGTTGGAATGATTTTTAACTTTCCATAACCATTAGGACCATCCATCCACATGTCTTCGATAATGTGGCTAACCCGGTCTAAGTTCACAGTCAATTCTTCAGGATGGTCTGCTTCACCAAGGACAGTTTGTCCTTCTTGTAAGCGTTCGTTAATTGTATCAACTGCCTTGCTTATCTCTTTAATGGGATAAACACGCTCATTTTGATTCTTAACACCACCCTGAATAAAGAGTCCCTTCATAAAGAGATCTTTACCGGTACCGTCTGAACGGTCCCGTGATTCGACTACAGTTTTAGCCTGATTAAAAGTTAAACGCTCAAATAACGGTTGCATTGACATTTGTTACCTCATGTCCTTTACAAGGCTTTTTGCGCCTTTATCAGATTTATCACCAGTTTCAGCTTTACCAGCAGCTGATAATTTAGCATCTTGATTTGTTGTCATGCCTTCAGCAGGTTTCTCTGCTGACCGACCTTTTTCGTCGCCTTTTGCAAATTGTACAGCCTTAACGCCATGATCGGATCTTTTTACGTTGCCACCAGTAATTGTACTTTTCGCACCGGCATCACCGTCGTCACCCATCTTGGCCGCACTGACTGCGGACAATTTTGCAGCTTCGTCCAACTCTTCAGAATCATCATCATCATCTTTTGCTTCGTCGACGTTTTCTTCATCGTCTTCTTTGGATTCGTAACGGATTGCTTCTTCTTCTGGTGCGACCATATCCATCTCGTCGCCCATTCCAATTTCTGCATCATCCATTTCATCATCCATGGGTGCTTCTTCATCGCCACCCATTAGCTTATCAAATTCTGCTTTGAGTTCTTCTACTGCGGCTTCTAGATCATCTAATTTTGCTGGGATTGCTTCCTCTGCATCGCCTTCTGGCTCTACAGCATCAACATCGCCGCCAATTTCCATATCATCTAGATCGTCTTCTGCTTCGGCATCACTAATTTCATCTTCGCCATCTTCGTTTTCACCGAAGTCTTCCTCTTGGGCAATCTCATCACGATGTGTTGCAATTGCATCATCATCTTGTCTGATCTCATCTTCCCATTTGGATTTGGCTGACTCATCAACTTCATCTTCATCTTTATCGTCTTCAAGTGCTTCTTCAATATCCTCATCTTCATCTTCGATTAAAGTTTCGTGTATTGCGCGGGCCTTTTCGACGAATACTGTATGTAGTAAATCGCGAGCCTTTTCTTCTTCTTCATTAATAAGGTACTCAAGTACCTGTTCAAGTTTTTGTCTTGACATCCGAATTCTCCTCTTCAAACCGCGAAAGAGTTTGTAATAATATTTAAGATGTCTTACTTAAAAGGGGGGTATAAGGGTAGGTTTTTGGCCGGTTTATCGACCAAGTATATA